CATCCGCAAGCGCCTGCTTGAGCAAGCCGAAGGCCTGCAGAAAAAGGCTGTGCGCTCGGGTTTGGTGTACGGATCGCAGCCGTTGAAAGCAGCCATGCGCACGCTTGCGCCATCCCTAACCGGCGCACTCTCAAGGTCAATCGGCCATCGACAGCTTAGCGATACCGCAAAGTCCAGGGCCGGCGTGGCGCAGGACGTCGAGGCCATTCTGGTCGGTCCGCAAAACGTCCGCCTATCTGCGCGCCAGCTCGGCCGAGGCATGAAGCAGTCCGCGCATTCCGGCGAGGCGTGGCTTGTCCACATTCTGGAAGAGACAGGCGCCAAGCCGCACCAGGTGTTCGCTGGCGCTTACAAGGCCGGCAATGCAAAGCGCAACGCGCGCCTGGTGAAGAAGTTCGGCGCAGAGGTTGCGGCGCAACGCATCGCAGGCCGGAAGCGCGCCATGACGATCCGCGGCGGGCTGTTCCGTTCAGCCAACGTGCGCGGGTTCCGTCCGAAGCAATTCATCGCGGGCGCGCTTGATGTCGCAGGCGCTCAGATGTCTGAGCGCTTCTGGGAAGGCGTCACGCGCTATCTGGATAGGAAGGCCGCCTAATGGACGTCACCGCAATCGTGAGCCGTCTGCAGACGGTGGGATCGCTCGGCCAGGTGGTGGCGGCGGATCCCGCTGGATCGCCGGTCAATTACGACTCAAGTGCCGCGCTGTATTCGCTGTTGAACTCGCTTGTATCAACGCGCATGTATCCCGTGACGCAGCGGGAAGACCCGGCGCAGCCGTCGATTGTTTATCAGCTGATCGGATCCGCGCAGCAGAGCTTCGACGGCTTCGCTGTCACGCAGACAGACACGTTTGTGCTGACGGTGAAGGCCACGGGATATGACGCGCTGTTCGATCTGGTCAGCAGCATCAAGACCACGATGGCCGCATCCAGCCTCGCGCTGGAGACGACCGACATGGTCTTCGACTACGAAGACGAGCCGATGCTGTTCAGCTGCGCCATGCAGGTCGAGCTGACCTACATGTGCAGCGGATCCCAGACGCTTCCCGCGGTGTACGTGTATTCGCTCGGTCGCAGCGCGCAGGCAAGCGCGTTCGACAACATCACGAAGCAGCGCGTGAATGACGACTACGGAATCCTGATCTGCACGATCAACAACGACGTCCCGAGTCTCGCTGCTGACATCCGCGCCAAGCTCCTCGGCTGGCAGCAGACGCAGTACCACTTCGAAATGGAATACGCCAACGGCTCGCAGATAGCCGGTATCGGCGGCCTGCGCCTATGGCGTGAGACCTACACCGACTCAGTGTTCATCACCGAAGCCTGACGACCGACAGCACCACCACCTAAGCCCGCCTCGCGCGGGCTTTTTTGTTTCTGGAGATCGCAATGCCGACACCTCAGCACCCCGCCGAGGGCGGGCGCTTTTACCTGATCGACGACACGCACGTCCCGGCCGAGCTGGTCGAGGTCGATGGCGATCCCTACGGCGTGTTCACGCCAACCGCTCCCGCAGCCACTCCCGCCGATTCGGCGGATCCGTCCACCGAAGAGGAGATTTGAACCATGCCGCTGTTTTTCAAAAACGTCGCCGTATTGGCGAAAACCGAAGTTACTTACGGCACCGATCCTGTGCCGACTGGTGCAGCAAACGCGATCCTTACCAAGGGCGCAACGCCGCAGCCGTTGCTCGGAAACCGCGTAACGCGTGATCTGGATCGCAGCACCTGGGGCGCGCAGTCTGAGATCAACACGGGTCCGTACGTAACGGTTTCGTTCTCGGTTGAGATCGCAGGCGGCGGCGCAGCAGGCACAGCGCCAAAATATGGCCCGCTCCTGCTCGCCTGCGGCATGTCCGAAACCACGAACGCTGGCGTGTCGGTTGTCTATGCACCGGCATCTAGCGCGCTCAAGTCCGTCACGATTTACTACTACGTTGACGGTCAGCAGCACATCATCAAAGGCGCTCGCGGCAATGTTTCGATCAACATGCAGCGCGGCCAGATTCCGACGTTTGATTTTCAGTTCACCGGGCTCTACACCCGCCCAACGGCTGTGGCCAACCCGGCGCTTACGCTCACGTCGTTTCAGGCACCTGTTGCTGTCACCAAGACCAACACGCCGACCTTCTCGCTGCACAGCTATTCGGCGTTCTGCGAGGCGTTCACCGCAGATTTCGGCAACCAGATCGTCTATCGCAACCTGATCGGGTCCGAAACGGTGGAACTGACCGACCGCAACGTCCGCGGCTCAGTGACCATCGAGGCGCCTGCCATCGGCACGAAGGACTACTTTGCAGCGGCTGAGGCGAACGCTGGTATCACGCTGTCCACCGTGCAGCTGATTCACGGAACCACCGCTGGCAACATCGTCCAGTTCGACGGGCCGAAGGTTCAGCTGGGTGGGCCGACTGTCGGCAACTCGGACGGCATCGTGACCTACACCATGGACACGATCTACACCGCGAACGCGTCCAACGACGAGCTCGTGATCACGGTCAAGTAACAGTCCCGCGGGAAGGCCACGCCGGTGTCTTAGCCGTGCCGGCGTGGCCGCCTTTTATCTCGAACGGCTAAATCCTTTTAACGGCTAAACAACGGCGAAAAAATATGGCACTGCTTAAAGGCCTCATCAATCAAATCACCATTCCCACCGTCGCAGAGATCGACCAGTCGCACGGGAAGATCCTGTCGGTGAAGTTCGACGTGACGTTCAAGACGCTGTCCGTATCCCAGAAGCGGGATGTCCTGGCAGAGATCAAAAGCGCCGAAGGTGACGACAACGACCCGTGGGACGCGATCATCCCGCGCTTTCTGGTGGGCTGGAATCTTGCCAACGATGATGGTGACGTCCAGTTCACGCCCGAAAATGTGGCGGCCGTGCTTGATGCGCAGCCGTACCGCGTCGCACTCGTGGATGCGTTCCTCGGCCTGATCGGCGGCAACCGTTGGCTGGAGAGCCACCGCCGAAAAAACTGATCGCCGCGGGCTGGCACTGGGCAAGCCAGTCCCCGGCTGACGACGCCATCGCCGAATACAAGGCCATGGGCATCGTGATGCCTCCTGAGCTTCTGGCTCACCTCAAACCCAAAGAGCACACCGTCTGGCACGACAACTGGCCAGCGCTTGAGCTGTTTGCAGCCTGTGCCACGCAGTGGCGTGCCGGTCCTGCTGGTGGCGTTACCGGCCTTGACTACACCGCCGTGCGCTCAGTGATGCAGATGTCGGGCGTGCTTGACCAGCATCAGATGTTTGACGACATCCGGCTCCTCGAACTTGGCGCGCTTTCTGCGTTTCGGAAACAACCACTGGATGACCTAATCGATGGCCGGACGTGAATATAAGTCAGCGCTGCTCATCACTGGCGACGCGTCCGGCGCGCAGAAAGCCATCAAGCTCACAGAAGAGCAGCTCTCCTCGCTGAAGTCCAAGATTGCCGACACCGGCACTTCGTCGTTCAAGCTGTCCGGCGACTGGCAAAATCAATTCACCTCAATGTCCGCCTCTGCCGCCAAGTGGGGCGCTGCCACTGCTGCAGCCGCCGCTGCTGGCGCCGCTGTCTTCGTTAAGTCCGCCATCGACCAGGCTGACGCCGCCGGAATTCTGGCCGGCAAGCTCGGCATCACCACCGAAGCGCTCACCAAGCTTGAGTACGCCGCCAAGCTCTCCGACGTCTCCCAGCAAGCACTGGAAGGCGGCCTGAAGAAGCTCACCGTCACGCTCACCAACGCTCAAGACCCCGCCTCAAAAGCCGCGCAGGCACTCTCTGCCATCGGCCTTTCTGCGTCTGAACTGATTGCGCTGCCGGCAGACCAGCAGCTCGGCCGCATCGGTGACGCGCTCAACACTGTAGAAAACGCATCCCAGCGCGCAGCACTCGCGCAAAAAATATTCGGGAAAGCCGGCGTCGATTTGCTGCCGGTACTGGCCGAAGGATCCGCAGGCATTCGCCAGCTGGGCGACGAGGCGCAACGCCTGGGCGTGGTCATCTCTGGTGATCTCGCCGCGCGCGCGGGGCTGTTCAACGACAATCTGGACCGGTTGAAGTCGGCAGTGCAGGGCGTTGGCCTCGCGGTGGCCGACGAGTTTCTTGAGCCAATGAACAGCCTTGCGCAGGAGCTGATAGAGCTGGCGCAAGAAAAGGAAACCGCAGAAGGCATTGCCACCTTCATCGCCGGGATCGGAACGGCCGTGGTGTGGACGGCAAACGCCATTTCACTTTCGTCCAATGCCTTCAGAGATCTTGGCGAACAGCTTGCCGCCACCATCAACGGTCCGGCGTTTGGCGACATCCCGCGCATTACGGATGCGATCGACGAGCTGGACAGCCAGATTGCCGTGTTTCAGCAACG